CATTGTTCCTTGTTCAGGAGGAGGTAGGACTCCACCTCGCGCTGCGTCCACGCCTTCGAGGTGCTGGCGATGCCGTTCTCGGCCACGTCGCGCAGGCGCTCCTTCTGCGCGCGCTCGTAGCGCCGAAGCCACGTCAGGACCTCGGACGCCATCTTGCGCTCGGATTGATCCAGCGTCTTCGCGTAGACCGCTTCCACGAAGGCCACCCGCTCTTCGCGCGTGTCGAGCATCTTGGACCGCATCTCCGCGGCCGAGGGCGCAGGCGCTGGCGCAGCGGGCGCGGAGACGCCGCCGAGGATCAGGCGCGCTTGGTCGATGCTGATCGAGGGGAACGCTGCGTTAATGAGCGCAGCGCCGGCGTCGATCGTCAATTGGCCGGAGCCCACGCGCTCGGCGATGAGCAGCAAGGACTCGACCTGCGCTCCGTTCAGGCCCTCGGGTGCCGCGGGAGCTGCCGGCGTGGCCGGAGCCGCAGGAGCCGCGGGCATCGGCTCGGCGGCCGGCGCTCCGGCATCCGGCGCGACGGGCTCCGAGTCGCCAGTATTCGGATCGTTGACCGCGAACACCTGATTCGACGCCGGCACGAACACCGTCGACGCCGAGTCCACGGTCTCGGCCTCGAGACCAAGGATCTTGGTCGCGTCGTTGAAGCTCAAGCCGACACCGTAAGCCGCCAGCTCTGCGGCGAGCTTCCACTTCGAGCTCTGGTCCTCCTGCAACGACGCGATGCCCGAGTAGTCGAAGGACACCATGCAGCCCGCGAGCCGCGGGTCCTGCAAGCGGCCGAGGAAGTGGCTGTTGATCTTCTCGGCCACCGAGTCGAGGTAGCCCTTCACGCTCTGCCAGAATTGGCGGTAGGCCTCGGTGACGTTGTTATACGTCGCCGTGTCGTAGTTCCCGATCACCGGCGGAGGCACCTGCAAGATGCTGCACACCGTGTCCCGCACCCAGCCCAGCGTCTCACGCTGGAGCATGTCCTTCGGCGTCGCCGGATTCGGCAACACGTCGACCTTGCCGGTCAAGACCTTGAAGCCGCCGACCACGTCCGGGTCGCGCATCGCCTCGTTCGCCGACTCCTGAAGCCGGAACTCCTCGTCGTTCGACATCCCCTCCTCGTACTTGAGGAAGGCACCCGGACCGCCGCCGCGCATGACGGCTTCTTGATATCGCTCGGTCTGGAAGCCGACCGAGATCACGCGCATCGCCGCGTCGAGCGGCGACAAGCCGCGCTGCGGGTCGGCCGGGTTGTAGTCGTAGAAATGGACCGTCGAGCCGACCGGAAAGACCGGCGGCGCGCTCGTGCTCGAGGCACCGTACTGCACGCGCTGGATGCGGCCGGTCGACGGGTCGCGCTCGTCCTCGACGTAGCTGCCGGACACTGGGACGATAACCGTGGGCATCGGGATCGGCGCGCGCGCGTCGATCGACGGCACGATCGGCTTGCCCTCCGCGTCCATCAGGAACCACCAATCCTCGCCCGAGAGCTTGCGGTGGCTCATGCCGGCGGCCAGCAGGTCCGACAAGCCCATGTCCGAGTTCGGCATGTCAAAGAGCTGCCGGATCGGATGATCCTCGGGCACCTCCTGCGCATCGGCCGCGTCGGACTCCCACACTTTGAGCGGCACTTGACGCACGGCCTCGGTCAGCACCTGCACGCAGGCGAACACAACCCAGGAGTCGTAGAGCGGATCCTCGACTTCGTCGCGGCCGCCAAGGCTCGCGCGCTGCAAGCCGATCTGCTTCAGCAAAGAATCCATGGACCTAGAGACGCCGGCAAGCTGCGGGCGCTCGACGACGAACTCGCTCCCGGGAATACGCCGGAAGGGACTCGGTTGGCTTCGCTTGTCCACCGCTATGATCCTCGCATCGCCCAGCCTCGAAAGTCCGACCGTATGCTCCGGCCCCGAACGAAGGGACCAGACGCACTCGTCGTCGTGACGACAAGGCTACACAAGTCGACGTACTCCGCCCTGTTCGCGATCGCAACTCGGCATCGCATCAAGTCGTCGGTCCTGATTCGTCTCGCGCTCGAGGAGGTAGTCCGCGCGTCTTGCGGTACATCGCGGCCTCCCTCTGGCCCAGCAAAGTGAGACTCGCGTAGAGCAGGATGCCACCTCGGCCGTCGCCCTCCGAGCCGAGCACGATCCATCCGCGCTGGCAGAGCGCGAACAACTGGTTCGGCGTGCATTCATCCGGCTTGCCCTCGTCGCAGAGAATCAAACACGGCAGCACCAAGTCATCCTTCACGATCTTCTTGACCACCATGCGCCCTCCTCTTCTGATTCTCCGCCGACCGACCATGTTCCTCCTCGTGGTGTGCGCATTCTTCAGCGACTACCACAGCTCTCCTTGCTTGCTGGACGGCTCCTGCTTGGCCTCCGTGTTCAAGATCCTTCGCTTGGCGATCTCGAAGTAGGTTTCGTCGCGCTCGATGCCAACGAAGCGGAAGCCTTCGAGGACCGCGGCCTTGCCCGTCGAGCCGCTGCCCATGAACGGATCGAGCACCACGCCTCCGGGCTGCGTCACCAAGCGGCAGAGGTAGCGCATCAAGTCAGTCGGCTTTACGGTCGGATGGATGTTCTTCCGAGGACCAGACTCCGCGGTCTCCGGTCGCTCGCCATTGATGACTCGATAGTCCTGGTCCGTCCACTTGTTGCCGTTGACTCGATGCACCTCGGGCATCTCTTCGAGTCCCTCGTCGCGGTCGGACTTGCTCGCCTTCGGGCAGTAGAAGAAGCGAGACGCGTCACCTAGGACTTGCTGCACCTCGTCGCCGTCGTCATGGATCAGGTTCGCCGGCCAGCGGCCTGCGGGTGCATCGCCCACCCTGCACCCATCCACATTGATCGCGCCCGTTCCATGCTCGACGACATTCGCAGCCACCGTGCCGACGATCGGCTTGCGTGCCATCGTGATCGGCTCAAGGGCTGGCTTGAGCGCGGTGCCCCAGCCTTGCCACTGACGAGCGGCTAAGGTTGTGGGGGTGGTGATGTTGTATTCGCCATCACTGCGACCGGCACAATCCACAACGCTTTCACGCCTGACGCGGTACCCCTGCCCCACGACTTCGCGCCTCTTGAAGTTCTGAGACTCAACGCTGCGGATATCGCACTCGCGCTCTACCCATTCAGGCACATTGCCCAGAAGATGCCGGCATTGCTCCAGATGCTCGCGGGTCATAATCGCTGGCTGAGTTGGATGGGTTGTATAGTGGCTGCCCATCGCTGTCCCTGTAGCGTTGTCAACTTGTCGGGCGTTTGTCCCTGTTGATCGAACCCAAGCCGTGAACCTAAACCGTCTGGCCTGCTGCTCCGCTACAGCATCCATCTTGTCGATCGCCTTCGACACATCGAGCGACTTCGGGAAGCCCGATCCATACAGCCACGCGATCATGTCGCGGATTTCGAAGCCCGCGTCCTCAATCCTGCAAGCCATCCGGTGTTGCGTCCTCGTGCCGGCGAACGCCAGCAGATGACCGCCCGGCTTCAACACACGCAGGCACTCACGCCACACTTCCTCGCTCGGGACATCGTAGTCCCACTTCTTACCCATGAAGCTCAGGCCATACGGTGGGTCGGTCACCACTGCATCGACCGAGTTGTCAGGCATCGAGCGCATGACCTCGATGCAATCGCCGTTGTGAAGCTGAACCTTCAACCATTCCTCCCACGCCTGAACACCGACAAGCTACTACGCGGTGACACGCCGATCGACGGGCGCACGCTCGCGCCGCGCGATAGGCCGATGATCGCGGAGTCCCACTGGTCGGGGCTCCTACCGTAACGCTCGCGCAGGCCGTCCTTGCCGTCGTCCCGATGCAACGCGACCCGCGTGCCCTTCGCGCTGTCCTCGAACTCGTAACGCGCCCACTGTGCCTGCCGCCACAGTTCGCCAAACTTCTCCGGGATCGTGATCCGGCGTTCCTCCAGCAGACGCTTCGCCACCCAGTGAAGCTCGCTCTTGCGATCGCTGAACACCATCTGGCCGGTCAGGTCGCGCCAGTCGTACTTCGCCGATGCGCCGAAGTCGACCGAGTCGACGTAGAAGCCGAGCTGCTTCAAGCGGTCGACCACGCCTGCGCCCATGCCCACCGCGTCGATATGGATGTTCCGCGCCGGGATCGACTCGCCCTTTAGCCCCCACGCGCGCGCTAGCTCGACGATCTTGGACGAGGTCTGCATCAAGTCGGGCAAGCGCCACGAGATCTGCTCGCGTAGGACGCCGTTCGACCAGAGCGTCGCCACGCTCTCGTCGCTTCCTTGCCGCGCGACGTCGACGCCGAGGTGCAAGTCGCCGACGCTCTTCGGCTCGCCGAGATCCGCGCCGAGCGCGGCGACCAGCATGCCCTTCGTCACGAATCGACGCTCGAGGCTCTGCTCCGGGAACTTACCCAGCACATAGGCTGACCAGAGCGGTGAGTCCGCGCCCCACTCCATGCGCATCTGATCCACCCACTCCTTGTCCGCGAGCCAGTCCGGCGCGACGTGAAACGAGTCGTAGGGCACGGGATCCGGCGCGTCGTCATCGCACGACGAGATCCGCACGCGGTGCCAGCGCGTGCCGTTCCTGAAGCTGCGCGCGAAAA